TCTAAATATCGGCCTATAGTGTGTTTAGAGGCTTTCCTCTCTTTTATTGCCTCTATAATGAGCTGAACTAAATATTCAGGCTTACGGCGTTCGCCGTTTAAATCCCCTTCTCGCTCAATTATCCGAGCGAGTTTTTCTTTTGCTTTTTTTTCAGCTACGAGAAATAAGTCCTCGTTTAATAAGCTCTCCTCGTATGTAGGTAGTGTAGAAGTCGCTTGTGACTCCACTGGTTTTCTTCACCTCCTCCGAGGTTGCCCTCTCTCTGCAGTCGCATTTCTCACCGGGGTCGAGTGTGCTACCGCATATAGGGCATAAATCATAATATGGTATGTCAATCCCTCCCTTTCGATTTACTGAAGAAAAATTGATTAAGTAATGTGTAACCGCCGTAGGCTGCCGCGATTATAAAAATCCATTCTGTGCCGATAGCGAAATATCCCCTCGTATTTGAGCAGTATGGAACTAAGAATGCTGCTACAAGTCCGCCTAAGACCGCTCCTGCGATGACTTCGAGTAAAAATACGGTAATGTACCCAATCATTTTATCTTTCATTATGTGCCTCCTTTACGCTTTAGAGCGAGCATTATTCCTTTTACGCTCTCGCTGTATTCTGTTGAGTAAATACCCTGTTCCCACAGGTTTTGCGCTCCTGTTTCTCCGCAGTTATAACACATAAGCGTTGCGGTTACCTCTCTGTATTTGTTGTAGTATGTTCCGAGAATATATGCTCCGCTCTTTATGTTGTCCTTTGCGTCGAAAAATTCTGATACCCCGAGCTCTTTATCCAGAGTGTCGAAATTGCACGGGTGAATTTGCATATATCCTTGTTCTCCGCAAAGTCCGACTGCGTACTGATTGTATGAGCTCTCCTGCTCGATAACCGCAATAATCAAATCTGCCGGGAGATTATATTTTTCCGAGGCGGTAAATATGTAATCTTGTATTTCGTTCTCGAGAGGTACGTCATAATAGAGCTTGTCCTTATGCTCTTTTTGAACAGTCGCAGTTGACTTTGTTTTTCGGGCTCTCTGACCCTCCGTAGTCAGCTCCTGCGTTTGTGCCGTAACGACTCCGATAAAGGATATAAGCATAAGCAAGATTGAGAAGAATATCGCTCCTGCCACCTGATATTTTTTTCTGATTATCTTTTTCCTATCACTTCTCATAATCGTTTGTTGGCCGCAACGGATAGTGGTCCGATTGCGTCTCTCATAATATTCTTGAGGATTTCGTTAACTTCTTCTTTGCTTTTGTTTTTGCAGTAATCGTCGCAAATTCTCACTCTTGTATTGCCTATGCAAAACTCCTCGACTACGTTTCCTGTCGCAACCATACAAAACACCTCCTTATAGTGTATTAAGTCGTAATTTTTCTATGCTTGTCACAGTAGAGAACAAGGGACTGAATTCTCTTTGTCGCCTCGTTCAATGTTGCTAATATACTATCCATACCGCGTCTTTCATCCGCCTGGATGTCTCCATCAGCTGCTATAGCGATTAGCTCCTCCTTAATCTTCGGTAAATCCTTGAGAGCCGCGAGTAGCAACAAAACCGTTCTGTCTAGCTCGTTGAGTTCTATCTTCGGTATAGTTTCTTTGCCTAACGGGCAAAGCTGTGAGCAGTAATAGTTGCATAACTCTGGGGCTTTATAAGCTTTTGCAAACGTAGCTGTCTCCTCCGGGTGCGGAACCACCTTCTCCAATTCGATATTTGCGAGTCGCGTTCGGTCAATATAAAGTCTCTCGGCAGTTCGCTCCCTCGATACGAAATCGCGGTCCCACTTTGAAGCCTCTATACGTCGCTTATAGAAGATGTTATCGGGTCTTTTCGTCGCTCTCTTTGGCATTTATTTCTCCCTCCTCTCGTAATAAAATAAATACAGCCTTAAAGGCGCTTTACGCGTCGCTTTCTATATCGCTTGTCCCGTATTGCGTCATTTATAATTAAAAAAAATATCATCATACAGATACTCCAGACAACGCTTGATTCTTATTGATAAGTTTAAAGAAGGGTTTTTCTCCCCCGATTCAATCTGCGAATAATGCGACCGGGACGTACCAACTTTGTCCGCAAATGTTTTTTGAGTATAGCCTGCTGCTTTACGCATTTTCACGAGCTTTGCTCTCATTATTTCTGTAGCCTCCTTTCGTTTCTATTCGGGGCGTAATCTTCCAAACTAATTTAATTATAGTCGCTAATTGGGGCAAAGTCAAGGTTTTTTGAAAAAAATTCCCCTTTTAGTGTCAATTATTTTCAAATTCCATATAAAGTGGTATAATTTTCAAAGGAGAGTGATTTTATAATGAACACACAATTTTCTAACCGTCTTGTTGCGCTCCGTAGGGAACGCGGTATGACCCAATCTGATTTGGCTAAAGCACTTAAGAAATCCCGCTCTGCAATTTCGGGTTACGAAATTGAAGGCAAGGAGCCTGATTATACTTCTCTGATTGCGATTGCCCGATTTTTTGGTGTATCTACAGATTTTCTGCTCGGTCTCTCAAACGAAAATACGCGGTCTGAGGTTGTTTTTGTCGATGACTCTCATAATATCAAAGCTCACTACAACGCCCTTCCTGCTGAATCTAAAGCATTCGTTTCAAAGGCGTATGGCTGTTTTTACAATCTTCTTCTCCGAGATGTCAAAGCCGATAACATTGAACATCTTGAGCTTTATAGGGAATTGCTCTCTGTATTAAGTTCAAAACGCTTGCGTATTCGTCGCTCCGTCGATAGCTGCGGAGGAAAAGTTACTGACCCTCTCCTCCTCTCTGAACTAATGAATTCTCAAAATAACCTAAAAAACGAAGTTTCCGCTATTCTTGATAAACTCCTCCAGGCTGATATTGGTGAAGCCTTTGAGGTCAAAAAGGGAGAAAGCGAATTACCCAACACGGGAACATAATAGAGTTTGATTTTCGTAGATTTCGGAAATAGTGCGCCGCCCTTCGTGGCGGTGTTTTACTTGCTGGTAATTTGCAACCGACATAAATGTCGGACGCAAAACGGCTTACCAACGCGATATTTTAACTTGCTTATAACTTGCTACTACAACGGAGGTGTCTATTTTGCCATACTGTCTGTATGTCCGTAAGTCTCGCGCCGACGCTGAGGCTGAGGCTCGCGGTGAGGGCGAAACCCTTACTCGTCACATCAACACTCTTTTGGAACTTGCAAAGCGCCGACACTTCGACGTTACTCAAATCTACCGAGAAATAGTCTCCGGCGAAACAATCGCCGCGCGCCCTGTAATGCAACAGCTCCTCTCCGAAGTCGAGCGCGGGCTCTGGGACGGCGTTCTCGTTATGGAGGTTGAGCGTCTGGCTCGCGGTGATACCGTAGACCAGGGTATCGTTGCACAAACCTTTAAATTTTCAGACACGCAAATTATTACTCCGATAAAGGACTATGACCCAAACGACGAGTACGACGAAGAATACTTCGAGTTCGGCCTCTTTATGTCTCGCCGAGAATACAAAACGATAAACCGCCGTTTGCAACGCGGTCGGCTCGCCTCAGTTAAAGAGGGTAAATATGTTGCAAGTCATTCCCCGTTTGGCTACGAACGAGTCAAAATCGAGGGTGACAAAGGCTATACCTTGAAGCCTCACCCGACCGAGGCTGATGTAGTCCGTATGATATTCAACCTATACACAGAGGGTGAAGAACAAGAGGACGGCTCTTTCCGTCGTCTCGGCGTGTCCCTCATAGTGCGTCGTCTTAATGCTCTTAAAATCCACCCAAGAAAAGCCGAGCATTGGGTGACTGCCTCCGTTCGCGACATTCTTATTAACCCGGTCTATATGGGTAAAATACGTTGGAATTGGCGTTCTGAGGATAAGAGAATGGTGGACGGTCAAATCACAATAGAGCGTCATAGGAAGCCTCTTGAAGATTGCGAGCTTTATGAAGGCTTGCACCCCCCTCTTATCTCCGAAGAAGTTTTTTATAAAGCCCAGGAGTTTATTCGGAATAATCGCGCGCGTCCGGTTGGGGAACGCCATACAGTCAAAAACCCTCTTGCCGGTATTGTGATCTGTGCAAAGTGTGGTCATAGAATGGTCCGCCGGCCTTATAACGACCGTGATTATCCTGATACATTGATGTGCGCTGATACCGCCTGCGATAATGTGTCTGTTGCTCTCCATCTTGTTGAGGAGCGTATTCTCGAGTCTCTGCGAGATTGGCTTGATAGCTTTCGCCTTGAATGGGAGGTTGAGGGACGCGCTTCCAGCGTAAAGCAAAACATAGATTTGAAGGAGAAGTCCCTTCGCCGTCTCGAAAAGGAACACCAAACTCTTAATAAGCAGCTTGATAACACTCACGATTTATTGGAGCAGGGAGTCTACACCACTGAGCAATTCCTTGACCGCTCCCGTGTCCTATCTGAACGTATAAAGCAAAATGAAGCAGACCGCTCTGCGTTGAGTTCTGACATAAATAGCGATAAACTCCGGGAAGCCGGTCGCTCGCAGATAGTTCCGAAGATTGAGAAACTGCTCGACGTTTATTGGTCGCTCCCTACCCCTAAGGCTAAAAACGATATGCTGAAAGCTGTCGTTGAAAAAGTTGTGTACCTCAAAGAGAGGAGCGCACGGTATAAAGGCAATTCTCCCGATGACTTTGAAATTACAATTTACCCTCGCATTCCTAAAGCGTAAAAACGGGCTGTTCCGTGTGGAGCGGTCCGTTTTTTGACTGATAGCATTATGGAACAGACGAATTAGTACCATTATGTTATCAATCATTTACAGCGTCCCGCTCCGCGTCGCAGGCAGTTTTATTACAGTTTTTCTCTTAATTGTTCTAAGACTCTACGAGCGGCCCATTTGCCGTTCTCGTTGAGGTTTCTCTGCCAAGCGGTATATCTGGGAGACCAGCGGAAGCCATTAGCTTTCAGGAGTTCGCGGGTCTTCTCGTCCGGCTTTTCGTCGAAAATAAGTTGTATACGCATAGCCTCGGTATTCTCTACCAACTTCAAGCCGTCAATCCCGAGCTCCTCCTCACTGTGCTCCTGTGTGCCTGCCTCCTTGATTTCCTTGAGTTTATCAAGGCGACCTTTTAGTCTACGGATCTCCGCGTTGTTATTTGAGAGCTGATACGAAGCGAAAGGCTTGTCCTCGAAGTGCCAACCGCTCTCCATAGCTGCTTTGAGCTTTTCTACCT